ATGGCCGCACGCTTCGCCTTGTCAAACATGCCCATGTAGCGCCGCTTGCGTTGTTGGACCATCTTGGCCCGAGGTGCCACACCATCAAGGCAAACGCCAACCTCGGAACTTGGCTTGACTGTGTCCACAAGCCAGCTTAGGTAGGCCATTGTCTCGGCACACACCGACTCGTCAGACACATGCACGCCGGCCGCCGTCAACTTGTGAACGGCCTGGTACACAGCACCGTTAAAGTCCATGTACAACTCGCATATGTTCAGTGGAGGAGTGGATCGCAAGATGCCATCATGAGACTTGCAGATCACATAGAAATAATATGGGATCCCCATCTTTTACAGAGCAAGGTGAATGAGATGGACGCCTTGGCAACACTTCACCATGTAGTAAACAAAACACTAGATCCTTAAATGTGGGGTCATGCATTCCATTTTTGCTCGGCACGTCGCTGGCCTCCAGTATCTTTTTTATCTATGATGGGAATAGAACACAGCTCAAAGCCCAAACAAGCTAGATATCATGATGTCTCTAGGCGACATTTTCGTCGGTGCCCCTCAATCCAAGTTGGCCGGTATCTTCATCCTACTAACGGTCGCATTCGTTTCCGTCTACATCCTTGCGGGCAAGGAGAAGATCGCATTCACCCAGAAGATCGCTGTGGTCCTCTTGTTGGTGCTGCTATCTCTGCCCACCATCCTGCTGACCCTGTTCCAAATCACGTGTGTTGTCACCGGCGCTGGCTTCCGTGATGCCAAGACTGGCATTCACTCCAAGTGGTGGTGCGATGTCTATGCGTGGATCGTGTCGCTTATCCTAATCGCCTATTGCATCATGCTTGTGGTGGTTGCCACCATGAGCTTCGCTACTTCGCGCTCCATCATCGCTGACGTCGAGGGCTACTCTGCCAATGCCGCCAACCTTGCCACGGCCGAGTACTTCGAGACCATGGAGGATGCCGCAAAAAAGATGCGTGAGGCGGTTGCCCCCATGCTGAAGGGCGTCGCTGCTCCCGAGAGTGCCCCGGCGGCACCGCCCTCGGTTGCCCAAAAGGGTGCCGATGACACAAAGCCCAAGGAGAAGTTTGTAAACTATGCCATGGGCCCCAAGGAGAAGTTCGTTAACCACGACAAGAAAGAGATTAAGGAGGCTTTTGAGGAGGAGGAGGAGGATATGCCCGAAGGCTTCACGAGCGGCGGTTTTGCCGCCTTTTAAACGATGGTTGTGAACTTGTCACATGTACTTATTTTTGTAGTCACAAAGAACAATGTTGGACGATAAAAAGAAACTTGGTTAGGATGCAGAACTACTTGCGTAGTACACCTACGATTATGATGGTTACAACGATACCTATAATTAAACCCCCTGAACCGAATACCCATTTAGCACTCGATGCATTATCCAAAGGTATGGCAACGTGGTTGCCACACTGCTGGCACACATGAGCGAACGCAGGTTTAATCCCAGCAGCAACAGCCGCCCAATGAATACGAGCATCTTTTACGTCCATGGGCATGGCGCCGAGATCAGCATTCACATCGTTATGCAAACCTATGCACCAGTCGATGAGTCGTTCACGTGTAGTGATTGATGCACCAAGAGGACGTGATGTCGACAAAATTGTTTGTAAATGGGTTGAGCACTTACCGCACGGCAACACATGTGCAAGGTGTTGAAAAAAGGCCGCATAATGCGTTCGCTGCTCCGCTGTTAGTTGAGCAGGAGCCGCCTCACATATCAAATGAAGTGCCGTCCACAAATGTGGCCCCCAAATTCGTGGTTCAATGCCCATTTGCCTATAACTATGTCGTAACTACTATAAATGCGGAACAAAATAGCACATAAGTGATACGATGCTTATTTAGCTTTGATTGCGTTTAGTTGCAACTGCAGATTGTGTTGTTCACATGCAAAGATGGCCAAACCAAAACTATGTTTTTTTATGGGTTATGCACAGTTGTTTGATCACCATAACAAGCGACTTGCAGAAAACATTTATGGAAGCGAACTTGCCCTTTTACACCTTAGCAATGAGTTGTCGACGACGTATGATATTTACATAACTTCCCTTAACACATATGAAGACATGGATTTTGGAAATCTACATTACATACATCACCGTCACTTGGAAGGAATGCATTCTCGATTTGATATTTTAATTGTCTGGAGGTATTTGAACTTCTTTGTGCACTATTCAAGTGAAATAGCGAGAAAGACGTATCTTTGGCTGCATGATACGTATATTTTGCCATGGCTTGAAGGGCATCATCTACCGGACATTGGAAAACCCCTTGTTCACAATATTTTGCATCGCATCACGAGTGTTATCGTATTGAGTGAATGGCATAAAGCACAAATCATAAAGACATATGGTATTCAAGATTCCGAGAGTATCGCAAAGTTCCATATCATTGGAAATGCTTTAGAGGACGAACATGTTAAAATGATGTTGCAAAATACTGAGGTACGAGTACGCAATCGTTTTATTTGGGTGTCGGCACATGATCGTGGACTAGAAAACTTGCTCATACACTTTCCTAAGATTCGAGAGCAGCTGCCGGATAGTGAGTTACACATATATCGAACATGTGCTCAAGAGTTGCAAAACAAGTATACAGAGACATTTTATAAGTATCATGGTTTTGTTTCAAACACAAAAATTATAAAGCACATGCTGCAGTCTCAATTCTGGTTCTACCCGACTGATTTCGAGGAAACATTTTGCATTTCAGCGCTTGAAGCTCAAGCATGTGGATGCACATGCATCACAACTCCCAAGGCAGCTTTACAAGAAATGATTGCGGACAGGGGAATCTTGTTAAATGGAGATGTTTACACAGAAAAGTTTTGGGGGAATGTTGTGAGCCTATTAAAACAAATATCTGAGACAACTTATCCAACTCAAGATTCCATAATTTGGGGAAGACAACAAACTTGGTCAAAACGTGCATTAGAATGGTTAAGTCTGTTTGGCGCAAATAGAACCGACACTGTTGCAACATTTTATATCAACCTTAGTCACAGAAATGATAGGCAAATTCATTGTGTAAATAACTTATTAAGGGTTGGTGTTCCACAACATGCAATATTTAGAAAAGAGGCCGTCGATGGTTTTAAATATGCTTTCTCACCTACCGAGATTGACCTTTTTAAACATGCTGACTTTATTTCGTCTGAAAACTCTCGTGCCATAATGGGCAACTTTTTGAGTCACATGCAGTTGTGGCAACATGTTGTCAATGAAGGATTGGAGTTTGCCGTGATATTACAAGATGACATTGTTTTAGCAAACAATTACATATATGGCTTGCGTGACATTATTGACGACCTTCCATCAGACGCTGAGATCGTCTGGTTGGGTCTGCCTTGGAATGTTCCTCCTTCGAAGATAAACGACGACATTCATTCATTTGAATTGTTTCCATCATCAGCCATTTCTCGCAAGGGACACCTTGCTCATCTGCATTATGGGATCAATCCGGGAAGCTTAGCATACATCATAACGCAAAGTGGGGCAAAAAACATCATTCAATACACAATGACAAAAGGAGTTCACCGGGCGACTGATTGGCACATGAACGATTATCTAGCATCTATTTCAAAGCATTATGTTGCAAGACGCCTTATTGCATCATGCGACTTGTCATTCAAAAGTGACATATTCAACACGGATTGATTTATGGTACATCGAGCTCTCGGCTTAAAGGTTAACCCACGATACACATGAGAAGAAAATCGACGCAACGATTCCTCGTCGTCTTGCAAGACTAACTATGGAGTCAGAACGGGGGCATCCACCTGGGTTTCCACCAAAAATGCACACATGCCGCAATTGCGGATTGATTGGTCACCTCTACAAGGACTGCCCACACCCCATTATGAGCTTCGGCATCATTTGTTACCGAGTGAACCGTGATACGGGAAGTACGGAGTACTTGATGATTCAACGAAAGGACAGCCTTTCCTTCATGGAGTTCATCCGGGGAAAGTATGACGTCAATGACGTGACCTACGTGTCCCAACTCCTTTCGCACATGACAAAGGGCGAGCGGGCTCTCCTCATGAACTCAAGTTTCAATGACCTATGGAACCATGTGTGGTATCAAGCCTTTATTCCGAGGCAAACACAAGAGTACTACGAGGCACGCTCCAAGTTCGACACCCTGTTCAAGGGGTTTACCGTACGCGGCCAAGGTGGCGCTGTGGCCCCGCCGACTTTCGTATCCCTCGAAAAGATGATCCGGGCCTCGACGACCAACTACACCGAGCCGGAGTGGGGCTTTCCAAAAGGCCGACGTCGGCTACGCGAGGATGACGTGGACTGCGGCATTCGCGAGTTTTGCGAGGAGACGTGCTACCGCAAAGACGATGTGCGGTTGCGAAAAGACATTCAGCCCTTCGAAGAGATCTTCTATGGCACCAACCAAGTCCTCTATCGCCATGTCTACTATGTGGCCCAGCTCGTGGGTGCCGGCAACGAAAAGTCCATGATCGTCGATCCCAACAACATCAACCAGGCGCGTGAGGTCCGCCAAGTTGCATGGTTTACTGCTGATGGTATCATGCAACGCATCCGCAATCACAACCGAGAGCGAAAGGCTCTGTTTCGATCGGCCCATAGCGTTATTACTGAGGCAGGGAGCATAACCGCTGGTGGGGATTTAGGGGTAGCCACTGCATGTGTAAAAAAGGAGGGCACGTCAAGTGGTTTCCTGCGTCCCGATGCAGCACCTTGGATACCCGGCGAACGATTCGTCTACGGATTCTCTAACTACATCGTGCCTTGCAATGGAATGCCTCCCAAATCCTCGGGCATCCCGCTCTAATGATGCATTACCAGCCATCGTGTTTGACACAGAGACGACGGGTCTCCCGCCGTGGACCAGAAAAGTAAACCCTAAACGCATCGACGAATGGAATGGATGTCGTCTGGTTCAACTTGCATGGCAAGTGATTGAAAACGAAGAGATGGATGGAAAGCTACCACTGCCGCCCTTTAACGCCATAGTAAAGCCTGAGGGTTACATGATTCCACCCGAGTCATCCGCGATCCATGGCATCATGCACGAACATGCACTTGTTAATGGTTCTGCATTGAATGATGTCCTGAACTACTTCGAGTTTGTGCTCGACACGTACCCGAGCGCCGTGCTTGTAGCTCACAACGTCGAGTTTGACGAAGCCGTCCTTCGCAGTGAGGCCATTCGCTCAGGCCGCGACTCTCTTGCAGCAAAGATCGATGCACGTCGCAAGTATTGCACCATGAAAACGGCCGTCGAGGGCACCAAAGATGCACGTGGCCGCACACGTAAATGGCCAAAGCTCTTTGATCTGTATCGCGAACTCTTTGAATGCGAGGCACCGGGTCACGCCCATGATGCACGTTATGACACGCAAGTGTGTGCCGACATCTATAAACGTCAAGTCAAGCTCATTTGAGCAAATTACCACATTCTTTTTGTTTTGCTTAGGCACACACCTTTTTACTGATTTTTTTGGACATGCATTGATAGAGTAGAGTGGAGCGCTGCTACCATGCAATCTTACCGCCACGTCGTGCTATGTGACTCGGCTGACCGAAACTTTGATGCATATCCCACACCAGACGCTTACCAACTCCGTATGCCAAACACCTATAAGAACGTGATAGGAGTGCGGTTGCTAAGCGCCGAGATCCCTGCCAGTTTTTATGTCTTCACGGCAGCCCTCGGCAACACGACTATCACAATTGGTAGCACGGCCGTTACCATTGCCGATGGCAACTATACGCCATCCACGCTCGCTGCAGCCATCGAGACCGCGGCCAAGGCGGCCGGCTTCACGGGCATGACGGTCACCCTTAATGCCGTGACCAACAAGCTAACGTTTAGCAATGGTGCTTCTAGCTTCACGGTAAATGCAGCGACCGGGGCTTCGAGCGCTTCGAGCCAATGGGGCCTTGCATTCTTCCTAGGCTTCAACAAGACAAACGTAGTGAGTGCCCTTGTGGGTGGTGCACAAACGGTCCGGGCTCCACGCATTGTCAACACTGTACCTCACCGGTACCTTGTCATGGATGTTAACGAGATCAACCAGGTCGACACGACGGGCGAGAGCGGCAACCGGGCATTTGCCAAGATGCCCCTCTCCAAGTCCGAGACGCCATTCTCGGTGGGTTTCCTAGACCAAAAGGCGTGCATATCGAACCCGTCAACGCTCAAGGCACCCATCGCAACTCTCGATCGCCTCACAATCACATGGAAGTACCATGACGGCAGTTCGGTTGACTTCAACTCAATCGATCACTCGTTCACGATCGAGATCGAATGCTCTGACAACCAATTCTCAACGAACTCAAAAGTGAGCGGCAACCATCAAATGCACAACGGTGTATAAAACAGTTTTTCACCATCAACTTCGTTTTTATTCGCACTTATTTTTTGCTTATAACCCGGTCTATTTTAAGAGGTTCTTGTAAGAAAGGCATCGATTCAGGCGATGTTTCCCATCCAAGGCGATTCCGACTTTGCAATCAATGTGGTATCGAGACCGGAGTTTCGGATTCTGAAGTCTCCTCCCACACAACCTATGGACACAGATGCCGACTTTAAACGTGTGTCCAAAACACAATGTGGGGCCTTTGAGAAGTACCTTTACCAATACATTGCTGCTCAATACCTTGCATCCCGCACTCCTTACCGGTCTTTGCTATTGTACCATGGTCTTGGGACAGGCAAGACCTGTTCGGCCATCACCTTCGCCGAGGCCTTTCTAAAGACACATAGGGTGAGGGGATCGACCGAGCCCTTTATATGGGTCGTGGCATCCCCAGCCTTGCAACGGTCGTTTACGGGCGAAATCTATGCAGCTGCCAAGCATGCCAACTCGGGAAGCGGTGCATGCACGGGCGACCTTTACACACGCCTCTTTCCGAATGCAGATGCACTCGAGCCTGCCATTCTAAACCGCCGCATGAAGATACTCATCGAGTCGCGCTATCGCTTCTTCAGTTATGATGGGCTTCAGAGCATGCTTGCCACAGGTGCTACCATTAAAGACAAGGTAATCATCGTCGACGAGGCCCACAATGTACGCAACGACATTTCGGCATTTGCGGCGGCATTGCGTCGCGGAACAGGCAATCGTCTTCTCTTGCTTTCGGCGACACCTATGTTCAATGAGCCCGCAGAAATACTCGGCCTCATGAACCTAATGTTGGCAAATGATGGCAGGTCGACGCCATTTGCGGATGGAGTCAAGTTGTTCAGGTCCGCCAAGGGTCGTAATTTGGAGGTCTTTGCACAATTAGAGCAGTTGACGGCCGAATATGTATCGTTCCTCAAGGGCGCCAACCCCATTACCTTCGCGCCCCGCCTTTCACCTAGTGTCAATGGACAAACCATGCTCACGGTCGAGCAACGGGATTGGGTGAGCCACATTCGCGACGGTGTGGTGCCATCGGTCCTTGGAAATATTCAAAAGAAATGGTGGATTGAGCACATGCCGAAATATGCCAAGGTGGCATTAGGCGTCGACGTTCCAAGCGAGACCGCCGCTCAAACCCAGCTCATGCAAGGCACCAACATTACATACCCAACAGGCACGATAGGCCGCAAGGGTTTCTTTCAACTCTTCAAGAGCATCGAGCGACCCGATCTTAAAAGCTTGCATGTCGAGTATGCGGTGCACGCAAATGCATTGCGTCCTAGCCATGGTCTTGAAGCATGCGCCGCCAAGTTGCAGCGCATTGTAGACTTCATACAGCACGCGGAAGGCATCGTTATGGTGTACAGTGAATATGTGTGGAGCGGAGTGGTACCTCTTGCCATCGCTCTCGAGCACATTGGGTTCAGCCGCTATGGCGAAAACAACCTCCTAGGGACGGGAGGAGGTGCCACAATCGCACGCCCAAAAGGGGTGGCGAAGGGCCTATCCTACGCCATCTTGTCTGGAACATCGGAGGTCATGGGCCGCCGTTCGATCGCCGAGTTGCTCACCACAGTCAATGCACCGGAGAACCGCGGGGGCGGAACCATCAAGGTTGTGCTCTTGACGCAAATTGCAAGCGAGGGCCTCACATTAAAGAACGTGCGTGAGGTTCACATTGTAGAGCCGTGGTATCATTTACATCAGATCGAGCAGGTGATTGGTCGTGCCTTGCGTACATGCAGCCATCAAGGTCTTGAGCTTGAGGATAGGAATGTGACTGTTTACTTGCATTGTGCGGTCGAGGCACTTGAGGCCGCCGGACGGCAAACACCCGACGAGCACGCCTATGAAATATCGAGTCGCAAGGAGGGACAAGTTCAGATCGTGGAACAAGTTTTACGGAACCGTGCTATGGATTGTGCATTAAGTTTCAATGCCAACTACATCCCAAAGTTATTGTTTGGGTTCAAGGCGACCTTGCGGACATCACAAGGCACCAGGCTTGAATGGACCTTTGGGGATGATGCGACCCAAAGACCAAAGTGCAAAACGCATATATCCGAGGAAACGGCTGTCGTGGCATCAACGTTTGGTGATGAGATCGTCATGCCGACAGCATTGGCACGTTTGACGGCACTGATCGCTCAAAAGCTGACCTCTCCGGTTTTACGCATGCGTGTGTCAAGCATTGAGAAGGCACTCAGGCTTCCACTGCACATTGCTCGCCTCGCCATTGCAAAAGCCATTGACACACCCGATTTTATGGCGGGTCACATTATTGCCCTTCATGGAGACACGATGGTTGTCATGAAAAAGGGCAATAGGCAACCCGGCGAACGGTTGCTCATCACACGTCCACTTGAGAGCATTGATGTTGCATCGACTAGCCAACAGGTCATAAATGCGGTCGCGCCCCCGTCAATGGACGTTTTATTGCGTCAACTCGAAATACTGCCCGATGATGTCATTGCCGCCAAGTTTTTGTTGTTCAGCATCATGACGCGTCGGACATTCATTGGGCTTGTTGAAGGTATTGTGAAGATGAAGGTAATGCCTGCTGCGTTGGAACGAGTGTCCCGCATGTTTATCGAGGAGGGCATTATAGTGAAAGGCAACTTCAATGGCTATATTGACGTCTTCACCCCTCGAAAAGAGCTAGACATATACGTGTATTATGCGAAGAGAGACACATTTGAGCGTGCAACGCAGGCACAAACAGATGCGCTGCGTGCCACACGTGTGTTCATAGACATTCCAATGGAAGTCAAAGAACTTTCCTCGGTCGTCGGCTACTTTGCACTCAAGCGTGACCAACGGCGCACGGAGACCGATGCACACCTTGACTTTCACTTGCTCATGCCAAAGACGTTGAAAGGCGATCAACGAGGGGCTCTTTGCGAAACACGTAGCATTCCCGACCTGAAAGTTTTGTTGAATGCGGTGGCTCCAGGCTTATATGACACTCTCGATGCCGCGACACGTGAAAAGCTCGACAAACGAAAGCAGATGTGTGGAGCCATTGGGCAAGCGCTGGATCGGAAGGCAGGGCGGTTGCAGATGATGTACCCACCCTTTTGGAAAGTTGACCCCAAAAAATGATTTAAAGACTCGCTTCATATTGTAAGAAGAGGCTGGCCGAAGCCGCACATTTTGAGTACACAATGGCGGCAACCAGCATGTACTTCCCGATCCGGTTCAAGACGCACGTGCAATTGGCACCATCTGAGCTCACAGAATCGTTCGTTGAAGTTATTGCTTCCAAGTTGAAGGCAAAGTTTGAGGGCGTTTGTTCACGCTTCGGCTACGTCAAGCCCGGGACCTTGGCCCTCGCGTCTCGGTCTGCAGGTTCCTTCATGAAACCGCACTTCAACGGGCACACGCGGTTCGAGGTGTGCGTCATGGGTGATGTTTGCAACCCGACGACAGGCATGGTGGTGGACGCCAAGGTCAAGGCATCGAACAACCTGGGTGTGGTTGCGGACAGCGATGGCATCTTAGATATTCTGATTCCACGTCGGAGTGCGGGCATTAGCAGCGAGGTTGACCTCGATCGTCTAAAGGTGGGTGATGACATTCTGGTCGAGGTGCTTGGGAAGCGCTATCAACTGAAGGACTCCAAGATCTCGATCATCGGCAGGGTCGTCAAGGAACGCAAGAACCCCTTGTATTACACCGAGATCTTGGATGACGGAGGCTCCATCGATGGTGGTGCAGAGGGTGAGGAAGGAGATGCCGAGGATGTGTCGACCATTGCGGGCGATTCCGAGAGCGAGGACGAAGAAGATGGGGTGAAAACTGCGGCTCCGAAGACAGTGCTGTCTGCGGATGCTAAGAAGCTCTTGGCGGCATTGCGTCCAGAGGGCGGTAAAAATGAGGATGCTGGTGTTGACGAAGAGGAGGAGGAGGAAGAAGTTGGCGATGAGGAGAGCGAGCCCGATGATGATTGGCCTGAAGACGATTAAAGAAGCCTTTCACACATTTAAACTACATTTTTGTACAAGTTTTCCGTGCCTTCTCATCCATGCAAGTGCATGAAGAAGCGCATCCGCTAGGTCGTCTTTTTTCTTGCTCGCAATGAACATATGCGCCCACTCTGATTCGGATCCAATGTAAGCATGTGTATATGCTACGGCTGCCGTTTTGTTCCATTTGTAAGACCCCGTCTCACCCTTTGCGCCGGTCGGCTCGTGATCATGACCCACCAGCTTTTGCTTGGCGCTCACCAAGTGCACACTCGCTACAGCTTGCATGCTTACCGCCCAATGCTTGCGCAACATGAAGTACGTTTGAATCCAAGTTTGTACAGTTTTCATGGTTCCGTTTATGCGAGAGGGCTGGTTCTCAATGATGACTTCCAACTCTGCAGTAGGAGCGCTTTCTTCGAGTTCCTCAACGAGCTCGTCGAGATGATTAAACAACGTCAACATGAGTTGTTCTTGGGGCGGTTTAGTCTTTCGCTCCTCCGGCATCAAAGGAAGCAAGCGCCATGCATGCACGATACCCGTTGTGGGGCAATTTGCGCTCAAGCTTACAACAGCTACAGCGAGGTTTTTCATACCGATGTCAAATGACACTATAAGATTATCCATGGCGACTTTCCTTTGATTCCAAAGTATCACTTGTACTACTTGATGTTTTAAGTGGTGTATTTGCGCTCGTATTATGATGGATGGTGATGTGTCTCAGAGCGCTTCCATACAAGCTTTGTTAATTGGCGCACTATGCAAGGTGTAAACTCTCTAATGTTGTTTTTTAATATAAGCTTTCTGAGGACCTTCCAAAAGGTGTCGCCCTCGTAGGCAGCATTAGCATCGACTACCGACTTGCACTTGGTGGCAAGCCAACGGTATTGAGAAAACATTTGATGCATAGATGCGCCAATGCCTGCACCGCCCCCACTCCCACCATGCGGCGGGCAGATCAAGCCTTCATTCACCAAGCTCAATATATGTTGTTGCACAACCGGATGGGCCAATGCCGCCTTGGGGAAGCCATCCAACAGATTTTCAAATGACATGAACCCGTAGTCGGGACACAACAAAAGTTGATCAGTATGGTCTCCATACACAGCATTGTTATCAATCGTTAGGGTGCGACGGTCCAGCATATACTGCTTTTCCCGATTGGTGAGCGGCGTCCGTTTGGCAACTACCCGGGCAATGCGTGGAAAAATCTTAGACAACGACTTTCTGTAATTCCCCCCTCCATCAACAATGCAATCGTCCCGGCAAAAAAGCGGCCGGGCAAACTTAATGCCATGCGTGCGCTCCAACCAACCGACCTCTTGGGTCGCCCACTTGCGCTCGCTCGCTGTATAGATGAAGAAGTAGC